ATACAACGCAGCCACAACCGGCGTGCAGGTATCCAAGCGCCCGCCATCGCTCGGCATTGTCGAGCCATCCGGTGCCGTCCGTGCGCCAGTCTGCGATCCGGTGGGCGATGATGCGCCGCTAAGTATTGCGGAGTTGCACCAGCGGCTGAACCTGGTCGGCAAGGTCGGGCACGCGAAGGGCACGCTGGACAATGTCATGCGGGTTCTGGAAGGTCACAGGCCGTTTCTGGGCCGGTTCTACTATGACGACTTCCACGGCACGGTGTTCAGCTCATGGGGCGCTGATACCCCGGATGCCTATTACAAGTGGACGGATGCCGACACGCTCAGGCTTAACCTGACCATGCAGCGCGAGTGCGGGCTGGCTGAAGTGCGAGCAAGTCCTATTGAGGATGCGCTACAGATACTGGCGCGACGGCGCACCACGAATGAAGTAATGGAATGGCTTGAAACGCTGAAATGGGACAAAGAACCACGGCTCGAAATGATGCTGCCTGATGCCTTCGGTGCGCCAAGTAACAAATACACTTGGGCGGTCGGGCGGTGCTGGCTTACGTCAATGGTCGCCCGCGCCTATCAAGGCGGGTGCCAAGTGGACACTATGCCGATCTTTGAAGGCTCTCAGGGTGTCGGCAAAACCCAGGCGCTGCGCATTTTGGGCGGCAAGTGGTATTCAGAATGCCATGAGTCGATCCAGAGTAAGGACTTCCTGCAATCCCTGGCCGGTGCCTGGCTGGTCGAAATATCCGAACTCCACGCCTTCAAGCGCGCCGATGTCGAGCGCATCAAGGGAATCATCACGACCAGAATAGACCGCTATCGCCCGTCATATGGCCGGCGCGTGCAAGATTTTCCCCGCCGCGCCGTATTCGCCGGCACAACAAACCGCGACACCTGGCAAACCGATGACACGGGCGGGCGCAGATTCTGGCCGGTCGAAGCCGCGCAAGTAAATCTAGAATATCTGTCCGACAATCGGAACCAGCTCTTTGCGGAAGCTGTCGCGCTATACAAGGCTGGCCGGTCATGGTGGGACATTGACGCAGACCTGGCAGCAGCTGAGGTTGAGAAGCGGTTCGAGATAGACGAATGGGAAACGTTGCTTAAGTCCTGGCTGCAAGGCCGCGATACGGTTGACTACGCTGGCTGTATGTATGCGCTAGGTATGAAAGCGTCCCAATGGGACCGGGCTATACAACTGCGCGTGGCGTCAATCCTGCGGCGCATGGGCTATAAGTCTGCGACCGTGTACCTTGACGGCTCTACCAAGCGGGCATGGAAACGCGGTAAAAAATAACCCGCCACTAGGGCGGGTTAAGGGTTGCGGGCTGGTAGCCGGTCAATAGTCGAACCAGCGGCGGGCCATGCTCAGGCCGTATTGTCGCTTGAACTGGCGCCGGATCGCGTCTCCGGCAGACTCGCCCGGCTTGGCCGCTGCTGCGAAATCCTCCCGGTACCAATCCCAAAGGGCAGCAGCCAGCACGGCGGCCACTGCCCGCCGGTACTCTGTCGGCCAATACTGGCCGGTGCAGTAGTCGAGCTGCTGACCGTCCCATGACAGGCGGCCACAGAAAGCCCGGAAGCCGCCTTTCAGTGTCTCAGTGTCCATGCTCGACAGCTCGACAGCTCGCAGCAGCGTCCGTGCGTCTGCCAAGTCACGCGTAATGCTGCGCAGCTCGGCGCGATAGGCTGGCACGTTGCCATAATTGTTAAAATCCAAGCCGGGGCGCTGGCTGATCCATTTGCCCATTGCCGCCAGAATCGTGGCGCGTTCCTGGTCGGTTGATCCGGCTTCGGCTGCTCTACGGTGGGCTTCGTTCTGATACGTCGCGGTGTGGTCCATTGGTCCTGTCTCCTAACGGTTAGTGGTTCATCGTGCAGCAGGCTATTGCTAACCCGCTGCCCGCTGCCCGCTAAATCCGCATCGGCATTACGACTGCAATCACGTCTGCGCCACAGTGAACCCGGACCGCAGAGCTAGCGTCAATGCTGCCGTCCTCATTCAGTGCGAATTGCAGGCCGATTCCCTTAACGCCTGCTGCCTTCTGTATTGCAGCCAGATACTCGGCATTAATGCCAATCTGCGCGGTTCCGTCCTTTGGGATGATCCTATCGAAGTCCGGGAACTGTCCCAGGTCGCCAGGGCGCGGGAAGGTCGGACCATTGGCTACCGCCAGGCTGCCATTGCAGGCGATCGCCGCGTCGCAATGCCTGCCCGCAGCCTTGATAGCAGCCTTGATTGCTTCGGCGGTCACTGGGCCGGACGTGTCGCCATCCTCGATCGTGACCGGGATGCATACCAGTTTATGCCCGTCAGTCGCCACAAGGCGCGACCCGGCCACGTCAAGGTGCGCGGCGGTCAAATGGGTGCGACTGTCTTTCTTCGCGATGATTCCGGAAATGTCGTGTGATTTGTTGAATTGCATTGCGGTGGTTCCTTCTGTGGTTAGTGGTGGTTAGCGTCTATCGTGTAGCCCGCTGCGACAGGCTACCCGCTAGGCGTTAGCAGTCGTCGCCGTAGCTCGGCGGTTCGCAGCCGCACCAGTCGGTCCATTCGCGGCCATCCGGGCAAGCGGGATGCTCCATGCCGGTCTGCCCGTCCGATGCTGTACAGGCGACGCATAGCGCCAGCCAGCAGGTTACAAACAGGGCCGCCAGCAGGCTGGGGCGGGCGGTCATGACGCGCACCGGTCGGCATAGGCGATTGCATGTTCGCGAGTCTGGTACTCACGGTCCCCGACCTTCTCACCGGTCGGGATGTCGCGAACCGTCACGCGCCAATTCCCGGCGCGGCTATGACCGCGCGGTATCTGGTGGATGGTCACGCTTACGTCGTCGGTGGCGCAGCTATAGATGGTCTCGGCGTGGTTAATGGTCTGTGCTCCTGGTCGGTGGTGGTCGTTGTCGATGTGGCGACTATGAGCGCGTCATTACCTGTGGTCAACAGGCGGTGACGCCTATATTGCCAACATTACCAAAGGTTAATATTCCGCAACGCAGCGGGCAGTTGATCTAGGTCAATTTGGATTATGCGCATACGGTTTTCCGTGTTGCAGCACGTTTTTGCAGTGCAAGAGGAAAATGACCGTTATGTGCATATTCTGGGTCGTGGTGCATAAATCTCTGTTAGAACGGCCCAGCATTGACGCGGGTTCTAACGTTCTCTAACGGTGACAGAATCGGCCTCAAACCCTTGCCCAGTATGGCCTGAGCTCTCTTACTCTCTATTACTCTAATATATATCTAGTATCCTCTTGCACTGCACAACACGTACTGCATACGGCAGCACCACATTTACACGAAATGTTTGAGATTTAAGAGTAAGACGCTCCAGGCCTTACTGGGCGTGGCTTACACTAGGATTCTGTCACCAGTTGTTGGCGTTAGAACCCGCGCCGCTGCGTGCGTTCTCTAACGGTGACAGATTATGTAAAGTTGCACTGCACAACGACCTAAAATGGCGTCCAAATAGCGCTAATTTGGCACGGATCATGCAAGCGAATAGGCGAACCGCGCACAATCGCATATAGCGCACAGTCACGGCTCCGGCAGGCATAGGGCAGGGCCTACAGGCCAGCGATCAGCAGGCGAGCATATAGGCGGGCTGGCGTGGGCGTGGTAATGTCGCCGCCATGTCGAAAGCATCAAGCCTGGACTATGCGCCACCGGCAACAGTGCTAGACGTGCGGGATCTATCGCCGGGTGATTGCCCGCTAGACCCGGCTCCGGTCAGTACCGCGTACAGCGCAGACATGGCCGGAGTGATCCTGGACCAACTCGCCGACGGTCGGACGCTGGCCGACATATGCCAGCAGGCGGGCTATCCGCGTGCGGCGACCGTGCGCCGATGGGCAGTCGATGATGTGGCCGGGTTCGCCGCCCGGTATCAGCAGGCACTAGAGCTACAGGCCGACGCCTGGTCGGACGAGCTGGTGCAGATAGCAGACGGCGCAGACGACGCCGACACGACACGCGACCGGCTCAGGATCGAGACGCGCCAGTTCCTCATGAGGGTTCGCAACCGCAGCACATACGACCCACCCAAGCAGACCGCAACAACGGATGCGCTCGACTGGCTGGCCGTCCTGCAAGCGGCAGGGTTAGCAGCTCAACCGGCAGCACGTACCATCGAGCAAGGCGCGATCATCGAGCATGAGGCAGCGCCAGCCATCGCAACCGCGCAGCAGATGGGTCCCCTTCCGCAGCCACCGGGCGACACGGGGTTTTCGCCGGAGTCCCATGAGCGCGGGTAGGGGGGGTCTCTGAAAATCCGCGTAAAAATTCCAACCATTTGTCACCAACTTATGACGTATCAGAGGTAAGGGCGTGTTAACGGCTGACGTACAGGCGGCGTTTGCGGAGAGGCTGCCGCGTTGGAAGGATAGTCCGGCGCTGATGGTGCGGGAGTTATTTGGGGTGGAGCCTGACGCGTGGCAGGTACGCGTGTTGGAGGCTTTCCCGGTGACACAGCGTCAGGCGATGCAGGCCTGCAAAGGCCCTGGTAAGACGGCGTTGTTGGCGTGGTTGGCGTGGAATTTTCTGTTGACGCGGCCATTTCCGAAGATAGCGGCGACGAGCGTGACTGGGGATAACTTGTCGGACAATTTGTGGGCGGAGATGGCGAAGTGGCAGCAGAAGTCGGTATTGCTGACGGAGTTATTTTCGTGGACCAAGACACGGATCAGCAGCAAGCAGTATCCCGAGACGTGGTTCATGAGTGCGAGGACGTGGCCCAAGAGTGGTGATCCGAAGGCGCAGGCGGATACGTTGGCGGGTTTGCACGCGGATTACATCATGTTCTTGTTGGACGAGAGCGGGGGCATACCGGACGCGGTGATGGCGACGGCTGAGGCTGGGTTGTCGTCGTGCATTGAGGGTCACATTGTTCAGGCTGGGAACCCGACGATGCTGAGTGGTCCGTTGTATCGGGCGGCGACGCGGGATCGGGCGCTGTGGCATGTGACGGAGATAACGGGTGACCCGGACAGTCCGTTGAGGTCGAGTCGTGTGAGTGCGGAGTGGGCGCGACAGCAGATTGGGATGTACGGGGCGGAGAACCCGTGGGTGCTGGTGAACGTATTTGGGCGGTTTCCGCCGTCGAGTTTGAACAGTTTGTTGGGGTTGGGAGACGTGATGGCGGCGGTGGAGAGGCGGTATGAGCCGCTGGTATGGGAGGGTGATGCGGTCGTGATGGGTGTGGACGTGGCGCGGTTTGGGGATGACGCGAGCGTGCTGATGCGTCGCCAGGGTCGGAAGGTGTTTGACCCGAAGCTGTGGAGGAACATGGACTCGGTGAGTGGTGCGGCGCATGTGTCGCTGGAGTGGGGCGCGGTGGATGCTGATGCGTGCTTCGTGGACGACACGGGCGGGTACGGGAGTGGGTGGATCGACAATTTGCGTCGGTTGGGTCGGTCGCCGATAGGTGTGCCGTTCAGTGGACGTGCGATGAACACTGGGAAGTATTTGAACAAGCGTGCTGAGATGTGGTTTCTGATGGCGGAGTGGGTGAAGGGTGGCGGGTGGTTGCCGAACGTGCCGGAGTTGATTGCTGACCTGACGGAGCCGACGTATACGTTTCGGGCAGACAAGCTGATGATTGAGGACAAGGATCAGATCAAGGCGCGGTTGGGTCGGTCGCCTGACTGGGGAGATGCGTTGGCGCTGACGTTTGCGTATCCGATAGAGGGTCGTGCGCGTGGGCGGTTGGCGCGTGCACAGAAAGAGTTTGGTATTACCGCAGTGCAGGACTATGATCCGTGGCAACGCGACGAGGCCGAGGAAGGGCGGATAGCCCGGTTGCATTGACAGGAGACGTGGATGTGTAACGCGAAGGTTATCAAGGTTGCTGGCTTGGCGGCTGCTGTCACGGGCATTGGCGCGGCTGCATATGGCGGATTGAGTGCGGCGGGTGCTGGTGGTGCGGCTAGTGCTGGTGGCGCTGGTGCAGCTAGTGCAGGAGCCGCAGAAGCCGCAGGTACGGCGGGTGCTGGTGCGGCAGGCGCATCCGGCGTCGGTGGCGCACTGACGACTGGAGGTGTTGACGCGGCGCTGGCGTCGAAGGTTGGGGCGGCGAGTTTGAGCAACGTGACTGGAGCGGTTGGCGCGACTGAGGCGGCTAACGCGGCGACGGCAGCTAAGATAGCGACCGCAGCAAAGGTTGGCGCGACGGTGGCTGGTGCCGCTGGCCCGCTGCTGGCGAATCAAAAGACGCCGACCGCGCAGATGCCAGGTGGATCGGTGTTGCAAGACTACGACGCGGCACGCAAGACAGCCCGCAACCGGGCGCGTGCAATGGGCGCGTCTGGTCGGGCGAGTACGCTGCTGACAAAGGGTGGCGGTCTGCCATCGTTCGGAGCTAAAACACTGCTCGGGCAGTAAGGGGCGCGGCGATGGCAGAGACTGAGCGCAAGCGATACGGGCGGCTGGTATCGGCACTGAAGCAGGATCGGGCATCGTGGGAACCGCACTGGCGCGACCTGTCAGACCATTTCCTGCCGAGGCGCGGTGAGTGGTTGGGCGTTCAGAGCAACAGCACATCGAGGCGCGGAGACAAGAGAAACCAGAAGATGATCGACGGCACGCCGCGCTACGCGGCCCGCACATTGGCGTCAGGGCTGATGGCCGGTCTGACTTCTCCGGCGCGTCCGTGGTTTAGGCTCACGACGCCTGACCTTGGGCTAATGGAGTATTTGCCCGTCAAGCAATGGCTGTACGCGGTCGAGCAGCGTATGCGAGACGTGTTCTCGCGGTCGAATCTGTACAACACGCTGCCGGTTGTTTACAGCGAGTTGGGCGTCTTTGGCACGATGGCGATGCTTGTAGACGACCATCCGACTGAGGTTATTCGCTGCCAGCCGTTCACCATCGGGTCGTACTACTTGGCGAACAATTCCGACTTGCAGAACGATACGTTCGTGCGCGATTTCAGGCTGACGGTTCGGCAGTTGGTGCAGAAGTTCGGACGCGCCGCCCTGTCGCCGCAGGTTGAGAATCTGGTTCGGTCGGGGAACTTTGAGCAGCAGATCGACGTTGTGCATATCATCACTCCAAACGGCGACCGTGAGATTGGCGCTTCTGGCGCGAAGGGCATGGGAGCCTTGTCTGTGTACTACGAGGCGTCTGAAGGTGACGCTCAGGACAAGTTTCTGAGCAAGCAGGGCTACCACGAAAACCCTGTCATGGCCGGTCGGTGGGAAGTGACGAGCGACGAGGTGTATGGGTCGAGTCCCGCGATGGATGCGCTCGGCGATGCACGGGCGTTGCAGCTACAGCAGAAGCGCAAAGCGCAGGCCATCGACAAGCACGTTGACCCGCCGATGGTTGCCCATCCTTCCATGCGGAACGACATGCCATCGGCGTTGCCAGGCATGACGGTATTCTCTGAACAGAACACGGGGTTCGCCCCGGCGTACACGATCAAGCCTGAGATTCAGGCGCTGATGCTCGACATACGGGAGATTCAGGAACGCATCAAGATTGCGATGTACGAGAACCTGTTTCTGATGATTTCGCAGAGTGACCGGCGCGAGATTACGGCGCGTGAGATTGACGAGCGGCACGAAGAAAAGCTGTTGCAGCTCGGGCCGGTGCTTGAGCGGTTGAACGATGAAGTGTTGGACAACCTGATAGACAGGACGTTCAACATCATGGTTCGGCGTTCGCAGCCGTACTGGGAAGGCAAGCTGATGGGCACGCCATTGCTGCCGCCGCCGCCGCCAGAGCTGGCTGAGATAGACCTGAGGGTTGAGTACATCAGCATCATGGCGCAGGCACAGCGCATGGTGGCGACTGGTGGTCTTGAGCGCACCGTGGCGTTTGTCACGTCGATAGCTGGCATTGACCCGGATGCGCGTGACAAGGTGGACTTCGATCAGTTGATCGACGAGTACACGCAGTCGCAGGGCATTCCGCCGACAGTCGTGCGCGACGACAAGGTAGTTGCAGAGATACGAGCGGCACGGGCAGAGCAGGCGCAGGCGGCGCAAGCCGCGCAGCAGATGCCTGAAATGGCAAAGACGGTGAAGATGCTCGGCGAGACGCCGACTGGCGGGGATACGGCACTGACCAACATTGGTGAGGCGCTGGCCGGATGAGCAAGCCGACAACGACCCGTCAGGCGCGTGAGGAACAGGCGACCAGGCGCAACGAAGAACTTGAGGACTTGCGAAAAATTGTTGCAACGCCTGAAGGGAAGCGGTATATCTCACGCCTACTAGTGCAGTGCAACGTGTTCGGCGTGTCGTTAGACCCTAACGGTAGCCGGATGTACTGGAAAGAGGGGGTTCGCAGTGTAGGGGTCGGGATCATGAACGAGATAGCGTTCATATCGCCAGAACTGCTGACCGATCTGTTGCGTAAACCGGCTGAGAGGCCGCTGGAAAAAGTAGAGGAATCCGATGACTCAGACTGAAACAGTCCTTACCGCACAGGCAACAACCGACGCGGCTGCGGGCAATGGTCAGGCTGACGACAAGACTGTTGCCGCTGGTAGTGATACCGGGCAGGTAACAGAAACAACCGGCAAGACGGAGGCGACTGTTACTGCCCCTGTCGTACCGGAGAAGTATGAGGCTTTCAAACTGCCTGAAGGTACGGAACTCGACGCGACGGCGCTGGCTGAGTTTGAACCCATTGCAAAAGAGCTGGGGCTGACTCAGGACGGTGCACAGAAGGTCGTTGATCTGTACGCAGGGCAAGTCGCAAAGCTCGCGGAGGCACAGCAGAAGCTGATCGGCGATACCGTTGCCGAATGGGCCAAGACAGCCCAAGCCGACAAAGAGTATGGCGGCGACAAGTTTGGGGCCAACATCGCAGTCGCACAGAAGGCGATCAGCGACTTTGGTTCGCCAGAACTGGCAAAGATGCTCAACGAGACTGGGCTTGGCAATCACCCGGAGTTGATCCGGTTTTGTCTGAACGTCGGTAAAAAGCTGTCGGAAGATAGTGTCGTGCGCGGGAGCAAATCCGCCGCCGCTGTCGATACGGCAGAATTGTTTTACGGAGCTAAATAGCTCCACAGGTGAGGACTTAAATCATGGCTACTATTGGCGCAAACGTACTTACGCTTGCCGACTGGGCGAAGCGGCTTGATCCCGATGGCAAGGTTCCTTCCATCGTTGAAATGTTGAGTCAGACGAACGAGATTCTGACCGACATGATGTGGGCTGAAGGCAACCTGCCGACCGGCCATCGCACGACCGTTCGCACGGGTCTGCCGAATGCCGCATGGCGCTTGCTCAACAACGGCGTCCAGCCGTCGAAAAGCACCACGGCACAGATCGACGAGGCGTGTGGCATCCTGGAAGCGTGGTCCGAGGTTGATAAAGACCTTGCCATGCTGAACGGCAACACTCCGGCGTTCCGTCTGTCTGAGGCTCAAGCGTTCATCGAGGCGATGAATCAGGAAATGGCCGACACGATCTTTTACGGCAATTCCAGCACCGCCCCCGAGGAATTCACGGGTCTGGCTGCTCGGTATTCGTCGCTGAGTGCTGCAAACGGCAAGAACATCCTGAGCGCAACTGCATCGCCGTCAGGCTCCGACAATATGTCGGTCTGGCTGATCTGTTGGGGTGGTCAGACTGTTCATGGCATCTTCCCGAAGGGGTCGCAAGCCGGTCTGGTTCACAACGATCATGGCGAAGTGACCGTTGAGACGACTGCTGGCATGGCAGGCACCCGTCTGCGGGCCTATCAGGATCAGTGGCAGTGGAAGTGCGGTATCGCGCTGCGCGACTGGCGCTATGCGGTGCGTATTGCCAACATTGACGAATCGCAGCTCGACACGGCTGGCTCGGCTGTGCCGCTTATCAACAACATGGTGAAGGCCATCCATCGCATCCCGACTCCGGGTATGGGTCGTTGCGCGTTCTACGCCAACCGGACGGTCAAGGAGCTCCTTGATCTTCAGGCGCTGAGCAAGAGCAACGTCTACCTGAACGTCGGCGAGGAAGAAGGCAAGCCGAAAACCACGTTTCGTGGCATCCCAGTGCGTACTTGTGACGCGCTTCGGTGCAATGAAGCCACCGTATCCTAAAGGGGAACAACCATGATTCTTGATGCACAAAACTATTTTTCAAACGACATTCCTGTAACTGCTGATGCAATCTCAGATGTCATAGACTTGATCGGCAATACCCGATTCAAGAACGATGGCTCTGGTGCTTATCCGAACATCCTGAAGGATATCGGTACTGGGCAGGACTTGTATCTTGTCATCCAAGTTGGCACGGTTTCGTGGGCTGCTGCCGGTACTGTCATCTTCACGCTGGAATCAGATTCCACCGCGAACTTGGCAACGTCTGCGACGGTTCACTGGACATCAGGCAGTATTAATAAGTCTGCTTTGACTGCTGGCGCAAGGGTTGCAGCAGTCAAACTGCCTGCCGGTAGCTACGAGCGGTATCTTGGCGTGCGTTACAACGTCACTACTGATGAGACGCAGGGTACTATTGATGCATTTCTCACCACAGACGTTAATTCGTACACCGCCTACAGCGACAACATGCGTCTGGCTGTCTAATCAGGAGCGGTAACAGATGAGAGTCAAGGCAAAGGAAGTCGGCTACTACGGCCTGAAGCGGCGCAAGGTTGATGAGGTTTTCGAGGTTGAGAACGTCAGTGATCTTGGCAAGTGGATGGAGCCGGAGTCCGAGAAGGATCAGGCTGCTTACAAGAAAGAGTTTGAGCGGCGCGATACTCTCAAGCGTAAGCAGACCGCAAACCGCGATGCTATGGAGATGGCGCACAACGCCATCGTCAAAGGCGCAGCGGCACACCTTCAGTCTGACAACGTACTCTGAAGCCGCATGAGTGAGTGACTACGGGGGGGCGGCTTCGTGCCGCCCTTCCTTTTTATGAGGGAAGCGCATGGCGTCCGTAATCAACATCTACAACATGGCGCTGTCGCGTATCGGCGTCACGCAACGGGTGGCATCGCTCACCGAAGAAACGGAGAATCGCCGTGTATGCAGCTTATGGTATGAGCAGTGCAGAGACACGGTGCTGCGCGCCCATCCGTGGGGTTTTGCGAAAACAGTCCAAGCTCTCGCCTTATTGTCGGAGTCGCCGCCGCCTGGGTGGGCGCTCGCTTATGCCTACCCGACTGACTGTGTGCTTGCCAGACAGATTACTACGAGTGCTGGCGCAAGGCTTGCATCACTGAGTCCATATGGCTACGAGCCTATGGCTATGGCGTACACGAATTCTCGCATCCCATTCGATCAGCAATACTCCGCGTACACGTCGCAGCGGATCATTGCTACAGACCAGTCTGACGCCTATCTGGTGTATACGAGCCGTGTCACTGATTCGTTGCTGTTTGATTCACTGTTCACAAATACGCTGGCATGGCTGCTCGCCAAAGAGGCGGGAGCTGCGCTGCGTGCCGAGACGCGGCTGGTAACTGCGGCAGGCCAAGAGTACGCATCTGCTCTGCATCTGGCATCGGCAATGACTCAGAACGAGCGCGTCCCTGACATCATTCCGGACAGCCCAAGCATATCGGTGCGTGGATGAGCGAACTACCGCAACCGTCATTCAGTAGGGGAGAGATTTCACCGTCGCTGTACGGGCGAGTTGACCTGTCCCTGTACAGCACGGCGCTCCGCAAGCTGACAAATATGTTTGTCAGACCGTTCGGCGGCGCATCGAGCCGCAGCGGGACTCGGTATCTTGCAAGGACGAAGTTTCAGGATCGCAAGTCGGTGCTGGTGAAGTTCATCTACTCGACGGAGCAGGTATACCTGATCGAGTTTGGGCACCTGTACGCCATGTTCTACGCTAACAATGCGAAGGTCAGGACTGGCACCGTTTTCACCGTCACCAGTGTTGGCGAGACTGGCGGGCATTTTGTCGTTACGACCAGCGGTGTACATGGTCTGGTTGTCGATGACGTGGTGGCGATCAGGAACGTGGTGGCGACTGGTGGCTACAAGGCAATCAACGACGACTGGACGGTTGCTGCCGTGCCAACGACGACGACATTCCGCGTGGCTCGTAATTCGTCGGCAGGAGGCACATATGTCAGCGGCGGCACCGTACAGGCGTGCTTGCAGGTTGTCACGCCATACACTGAGGATGATGTAGACGGCATTCGCGTCACGCAATCCGCGGACGTGATGACTGTCATGCACCGCGACTATCCGCAGTATGACTTGGCGCGTACCAGTGCAACGAGCTTCACGTTTACTGAGGCGGAGTTTGAGGACGGGCCGTTTCTGGACATCAATCCAGACGAGGACAGGACGGTATATGCATCAGCAGTGACTGGCTCTGTCACCCTGACGGCAGACAGCAACATCTTCAATGCCAACCATGTCGGCGCGTTGTTCTACATGGAGGAAAAAGACCTTCGGCGCGTGCCACCGTGGGAGCCGAGCAAGCTGATAAACGTCCCCGGAAACAGTGAGACCTATGGACTTCTGCGCAGGTCGGACGGCAAGACATATTCATGCCTGACACGGGCATGGACACAATCTATTGCAACGGGCAGCGTGAAGCCGACCCATGAGGAAGGCGTTGCGCCTGATGGCGACGGCAAGCGGGTATCTGGTCTGGCCGACCGTACCGGAGTGACGTGGCAGTACCTGCACAGTGGGTACGGGATACTGCGCATCACGGCGTATACGTCTCCGACTCAAGTGACGGCAACCGTGCTGTCGCGCCTGCCTGACTCTGTGGTTGGCGGAACGGTTATTGCCGCAGGGCCGTGGACGATGACTGGTGATGGCGCTGATGTGACGTTGAGCGTGACTGGTGCTACATCGTCACGCGCAGACGATTACGAGGTTCTTGTCGATGGGGAGCAGTTAAGCCCGACAGACTATACCGTTAATCCGACAACTGATGTGCTGACGTTTCTGGTTGCTCCGGCTCTCGGCACTGCTGTTACGGTGACGCAAATAGACAGCAACAACCTGACCGACATCTGGGCGTTCGGCGCATGGTCTGAAGATCAGGGCTATCCGCGCACCGGGACGTATTACGGTGACCGCAAGGTATTCAGTGGCACGCGGGCGGCACCGCAGCGTGTGGATATGTCAAAGGTCGGCGAGTATGACGACTATGGGTTCAGCATCCCTGGCATAGACTCCGACTCCATAGCGATGACTATGAACGCACGTCAGATCAACGCCATCAATGATCTGGTTCCGCTAGATCAGCTTGTCGCTCTGACATCATCTGGCGCGTGGCGCATCGGTGCAGGCGACAATGACGCTATCACGCCGACGACTGTAGGCTTCAGGCCGCAGGTATACCGTGGCGCTGGTGAGTTGCCAGCCGTCATCATCGGCGATACGGCGCTGTATGTGACATACAACGGCACGAAGATTCGTGACCTTCAGTATCAGGTCAATGCCGACAAGTTCACTGGCGACGATGTGACGCTGACGGCATCGCACCTGCTGACACCGACGCGCACCGTGGTTGATATGTCGTTCGCAGACGAGCCGCATGGCATCGTGTGGATAGTGCGTTCTGACGGTGTCTTGCTGTCGTTGACCTATCTGCGCGAGCAGGAGGTTGTTGGATGGGCGACACACGACACAGACGGCATCGTGGAGCGCGTGTGTGCGATACCGATAGGTGGCGTTGACGTGCCGTACTTCATCGTCAAGCGCACGATCAATGGCGTCGAGCAGCGGTACGTTGAGACGCTGACAAACCGTGACGTTGATGATACGCGGGACGTGGTATGCGTTGACGCATCGCTGACCTATGACGGTCGCGGCAATGGCACGGATACCGTCACGCTGACAGGCGGGACGTGGGCCAGCGGGCAGAACGTCACAGTGACGTTGACGGATAGCCTGCTGGAGTCTGGCGACGTTGGCAACGAGATATGGGTATACGCTGACGAGTACATCTATCGCGGCAGGATCACGACCGTTTACGGGCCAACATCAGCATTGCTGCTGTCGCTGATCGACGTTCCAGCATCAATCCGGTCTGTTGCGTCTACGGACTACGGACTGGCGAAGGACTTGTTCTACGGGTTGGATCACCTTGTCGGCAAGACGGTCGCGGTCTGCGCTGATTCAACGGTTCATGCCAGTCTTGATGTTGAGGATGATGGGTCTGTGCAGCTTGGGCAGCATGGCGTGGTTGTCCATATCGGCCTGCCATTCACGGCTGAAATGGAAACGCTAGACATCAATATCGTCGGCAAGAGTTCGGCCTACATGCAGAGCAAACTGGTCAAGCGGGTGGCGCTGTATGTGCAGGACAGCCGAGGGTTCGTTGCGGGGTCTGACCGTAGTGCCCTGAACGAGTACTTGTCGCGTGGGCAGGAGGACGACTACGAGGCTCCGGCTACAACGACCGGGGTTGCGGAAGTGCAGCTTACATCGTCCTACAACGACCACGGGCGGGTTGTCATTCGGCAGACGAATCCGTTGCCGCTGACTGTGCTGGCAGTGGTGCCAGACGTGACGGGTGGCCCATGAGCAGGGTCAGCCGCCCCGTTGTACGCAGCGCAAAAGCAGAGGATGTGGACGTGCTGATGGCCGACATTCGGCAGGCCGACTGGGAAGAGATATATGCGACGACCGGCAACGATCCGCGTCGGTCTATCGAGGATGGTGTGGCAACGTCCGTGCCCGCCCTGACGGCGACGGTTGACGGCGAGTTGCTGTGCATATTCGGCATATCCCCAGTGTCGATCCTGACGCGGCATGGCGTACCGTGGCTGGTTGGCACGAATCTCATGAATAGCCACCAATTCGTGTTTCTGCGGGAGAACAGGCGCTACATGCGACATCTGCTGGAACTGTACGGGAGCCTGGTCAATTACGTCGATGACCGGCATGAGGCGTCAAAGCGGTGGCTGCGGTGGTTGGGTTTTGAACTGGGCCAGCCGGAGCCATATGGGCACTTCGGGTTGCCTTTTCGGCGGTTTTACATGGATACAAACAAGCAGCGGCAGGGGCAAGTGAATGTGTAATCCGGTGATGATGCAGCTCAGTGCTGCCGGGGTAGCTGCTGCGAGCGGTGTGACATCTGGACAGGCGCAGGCTGATGCGGCGAAGGCAAACGCCGACCAGATGCGCTATCAGGCGCGGGATGCGCTTACGAGAGGGTCTATAGACGAATACAGGCTCCGTAGGGACACGCGGGCGCTGGCAGGCTCTCAGGTAGCGTCTCTGGCCGCAAATGGCGTACAGGTAGGCACAGGGTCTGCTGGGCGACTTGTGGAGGATACATACCAGCTTGGCGAGGAAGATGCCATCACGATCCGCAATAACGCAGCGCGGGAAGCGTGGGGGCTGAACCAGCAGGCGAACATCACCGAGAAACTGGGCAAGCAACAGAAGAAACAGACCATCGCCAGCGGCTTCATGACCGCCCTGACGCACGGCGCTCAGGGTTGGCAGTACGGGAAAACACGCTGATGCCACGGGTTCCAACATACCAGCAGAACAGGGTTTCGCTCCGGGCCGTGCCTGACGTTCGGACGGCACCGGCTCCGCAGCCGCTTGAGGGGGCAGACAAGGCGCTTTCTCAGGTCGGTGCGGCGGTGGATAGCATCTATCAGGACGAGAAGCGCAAGGCGACGATTGCCAGCGTCTACGAGGCACGGGCAGCAGTCGATGCACTGGCTGACGACATCGAGTCGAACCCTGAGACGGGGGTTATTGCGCAGCGCGGTAAGAACGCTGTCAACCTGGAATCCAGGTACATGCCTGGCTGGGACGAGAAGATTGGGGCGATACGTGGGAAGTACGCGACAAACCCTGATGTGCTGTTGGCGCTAGACGGGTACACGGCTGATAGGGGTAATCACCTACGCCGGTCGATGGCTCGGCACGAATACGGCGAGACGCAGAAGCTGTATGTAACTGGGATCGAGGCGGCTATTACTACCGCACGCGACAAGGCTGTGTCGGCGACTGATCCGAATGAGAGTGAACGACATATCCAGCTCGTGCGGAACGCCGTGACTGATCTTGGCGCAGTGGCGGGCTGGACGCCGGAAATTGTCGCGCAGAAGCAGAAGGAGCAGGAATCTGGTGCCCGTCGCGGTGTTGCCGAGAACCTTATCAACAAGGGTCAGTACGACGCAGCGAAGGCGTACATGGGCAAATACGGCGATACGCTGACTGAGGAAGATGAGGCGGCTGTCGTTCAGTACGGGAAGGTGGCGGCACAGCGTGAGTTGGCAGAGCGTCGGTCTGCTATATCGTTCGCCCGCCAAGAGGAAGCCTATCGCAAGAACCAGCAGTTTGAGGCGACCAGCAAGCTGTACTTTGACAAGGGCGCAGGCGCTATCACGACTGAGATGCTGTCGAACCTCGATGACTCCGGGCGTCAGGCCATGCTCAGGATGATGAATGGCGAGCAAAAGGACACAAGCCGCAGCGATTACCTGTATTCATCGCTGATGGATATGTCGGTGCGCGATCCCGTCAAGTTCAAGAGTCTAGACCTGATCCCGTACTACGAAGGCATGTCTGAATCAGACATCACGCGACTGAAGGCTCGGATGGATGATGTCAGGAAGGATCAGAACGCACCGCTGAAGCCGAAAGAAACAGAGCATATGACGCGTTCTACGCAGGCGTCTAGGGTGCTGCGGGCGACGTTGTTCCCTGACGCTAAAGAACTCACAGGGAAGGCAAAGACAGAGTTTGAGTCGGCTACCGTTGAGTTTGCCAATCGCATCGAATCACTGAACGCAGACGGCAAGATGACCAGCCAGCAGTTCGACGATGAGCTGTCTAGGTTTGCAGCGGAGAAGTGGGCGAGGAAATATGCGAAGGCTGACGATGGCTGGTTCGCCGACAAGCCTGACGCAAATCTGCCGCTGCCAGATACGGCATATATCGACACGTCAGACGTTCCAGAGACCATCGAGGCGAACTCGGTAAAAATACTGAACGACATGGCAAGCGAGGAAGGCATCACACTGACCGACGATATGCTTAACGAGGCATACGTCATATGGGCGACGAGAGGCGATGAAGGCGTCGAGCTGTACCTGAAGGCACTGAGGGGTAGCAAGTGAGCGTCATTCAGCTACGTCCACGCGACCCGCTTGATGCGGGCCTGACTGACGCAGCGCCACTTGGGGCCGAGCAGCCGAAGCCGGACACTGACCCTAAGCGCGGGGTTATCTTTCGTCCTAGCACTACGGTCGCTGTGCCGGAACTGAAGGCGCTCGTCGAGCCGGTAGCCGCACCTGAGCCGCCCAAGCCGGAGCCGCCGCCTGAGAACGCCGACAACGAGTATCTGGCACGCGGCATGACCGGCGACGAAGCTGCCGAGCAGTTGCAGCAGTTGTCCATGACTGGTCTGCCGTATGGCATGGCAATGCAAGCGCCCGGTGCTGTCGCAGCTATCGCAAAAGAGAAGGAGCAGCAGGACATCGCCGCGATGTCTGAGTACACGCCGTCGCTGAAGGCGTGGCGCGAGGCGAACCCGCACCGGACTGCCATCAGCCGCGACAAGTTCAAAGAGATGGGGGTGATGGAGTGGCTGCTGAAGGCACCTGGTCAGGCTGTCAACAGGTCGTACTTCAGGAACGAGATTACCAACATCAACATGCACGACATGGACGGCACGATGACGCCGGAGATGGCTGCGCGGCGTGATGTGTTGGAGGAAGCGTCGTCGGTTGGCGGTGAGGACTACGGCAGCAGTTTGGTTGGACGGTTCCTGACCATGCCTGCCGAAAACGTAGCGAACATTGCGAGGACGATGACGGCTGGTGGCAAGCTGAGTGCTAACGCTGCTGCGGCTGTTGCCACCACGTCATTGCTGCTGAAGTTGCCGCCTGCTGTCACGCTTGAGGCGACGGCGCTGGCGATGAAGTCAGGTGCGATCATCGGATCGGGCATCGAGGAAGGGCGCTTAGAGCGTGCCAATGCGTTCCGCGAGTACACGATGATCCCCGGCGTTGACCGTGAGGCGGCACGACTGGCGGCTAACGTGGTCGGCATCATCAACGGCGCGTTCGGTATGACCGAGGCGAAGATACTCTTTGACTCCATTCCGGCGTTCAAGAATTTCGGCACGAAAGCCGCTATCAAAGCCGCTGTTGGTGCAGCACTGAAAGACCCCACGACTGCCGCCAAGTTTGCCGTACTGGCGAAAGAGGTCGGCGCGTCGTTTGGGGAAGGCGTTGCTCAGGAGGTTGGGCAACGGGCCAGCACCATCTTGGGCGAGCATTACGCCCGCGCAGAGTCAGGTCTGCCGCTGCGGTCTGCCGGAGAGATAGTCGGCGACATTGGCGCAGAAGCGGAAGGCGCAGCGTTCATGTACCCGCTGATGCTGCTGCCAGGGGCAAGCATCAAGTCCTATCGCATTGCCCGCGAGCATAAGTACAGCGAGAATCGACCAGACAAGACCATCGACAAGTTGAACGAGGCGGCGACGAAAATCCCGTTCGCCAAGTCGCCTGAAACGTACAAGTCCTTCGTCAAGGAGGCTGCGGCTGGCACCGGCAAGGAAACCGCCTACGTCAATCTTGAGGGCTTCCAGACGCTGTACCAGACGCAGGACGAAGATCCACGCGAAAAGGCGGTTGAGTTGTTTGGTAGTGCAGAAGCCTACGACGAGGCCGTTGCGAGCGGTGGTCCTATCGCTGTCCCTATTGAGCAATGGACGGCGACGGTATCGCAGAGCAGTAACAAGTCGGCGCTGTCTGAGCATATGTCGTTCGACCCGGACGGCATGACGCGCTATGAGTATGAGGCTGCACAGGCGGAGGCCGATAAGGACATCACGGCTGAAGATGTCGGCGCAGAGGACGCTGCGACAACCGACCTTCAGGCACTTGAGGACGACATACGCGGGCAGCTTGTTGGCAGCGCCCACACGCCGGAGTCTGCGGATACCTTTGCGAAGTTCCTTGCGTCTGGCTATGGCGCGGCGGCAAGTCGCAGCGTGCGTAGTCTTGCCAGCATCAGGGCGATGTTCGACCCGATCATCAAGCGGTACATGCCGGGGCTTGAGTCGGCTGCATCAAACACGAAGGTACTGGAAAGCCAAATCCACATGATCCAGATGGGTCAGGGGCCAACTGACAAGGATATGTACGGCGATAGCGTGCTTGAGTTCATTCGCAAGAATGGCGGGCTGAAGTACGACAAAGGCGGCGAACTGAAGGGCATGGATGCCAGATTCCAGAGTCTCATCAATGAGGCCGGGAAGAACCTTGACGACATGGCAGGGATGGCGCAGGAGGCCGGTTACATCACCGAACATGACCAGAATGCGCTGCTGGAACTGATAGCCGATGAACTAGGCGGCAAGAAGGCGTATTCGACCAGAAACATCAATAGCAACGCGGAGCGCATGAACGCCGACCTGAATGCGCTGCACGACGCCATCAAGGCGTTCGACATCGACCTTAGCCAGACGCCGCAGCAGATCGCCAAGCAGCTACACGCCAAGAACAACGAGCAGGTTACGGAGAGTGGTGGGGACACGTTGGAGCAGGCGGCGTATCACGGGTCGCCGCATAATGTTAAGAGGTTCGATCTATCGAAAATAGGGACAGGAGAAGGTAAACAGTTATACGGATGGGGAATATATTTTGCAGAATTAAAAGAAGTTGCAAAGCAGTATGTGAGGGCTGGTAGAAATATTGGATTTGACAACCGAGACGGTGTGCCACAGTTCATATCAAAATCTCTTGCGATGACTGGCGGAGACCATCAGGCCGCTATCGGAATCCTTAATGATGAACTGTCGAAAACAAAGGGCGATACCAAGTCGCTGAACCTGAAACTAGCTATTAAGCATTTGTCAAAAGGTAACGTTGATTACGGACTCTACAATGTCGATATTCCTGATGATGCTATATCAAATATGCTCGACTGGGACAAGTCGCTAAGGCAACAGCCTGAGAGTGTGCGTAAGGCTATAGAGGGGTGGGTAGGGCCGGAAGCGTTTGCGGAGTTGTTGAAGCGTGGCACGACAGGGATGCAGCTATACAGCATGGCCCCAGCCCCAAACGCAGCGAACAGGGATGAAGCGCAGAAAATGGCAAGCGAGCATTTTCGCTCCATCGGCATCCCAGGTCTTAGATACCTTGATGGTGATAGCAGGTTAGTCGGAGAAGGAACGAGAAATACAGTTGTATGGGATCAATCTGTACTAGACAACATATCAGATAGCCTTGCATCAGACACCCTATTCCAAAAGCAGGGCAAAGCCGAACCGAAAGGCTCCGTCACCTTCACTGGCACGCAAGCCATTATCAAACTGTTCAAGGCGCAGGATCGCAGCACGTTCATCCATGAGGGGGCGCATATCTTCCTTCGTATGCTGATCGAACTGACGAAGGATGGTAATGGCACGCCGCAGATGCAGGCCGACATGCAGACGCTGATGGACTGGTGGAAGATCACATCACCAGACCAGATCACCGTTGAGCATGAGGAAAAGTTTGCCAAAGGCTTTGAGAAGTGGGTGGCGAAGGGTGAGGCTCCGTCGCTGGCATTGCGTGACGTGTTTGCCGCCATGAGCGCATGGCTGATGCGCGTCTACAGCGGCATTGTCCATAGGGGTATCGCTGTCAGCCCTGCTGTCGAAGATGTGATGAAACGGATGATGGCGACCGACGCCGAGATAACTGCCGCGATGGAGCAGAAGGGGGCGCTTGACCTGCTAACGGAGATTGACAAGCAGAACATCCTGGCACCAGAGGAAATGGAGGCGTATCGCAAGGATATTCAGCGCAAACATGACGATGCCGTTGCGCTACAACTGCGGAAGCTGACCGCTGCAAAGGAAAAGGCCGAGCGCGACATGAGCAAGTCGCACTATCAGGCCATCAAGGATGAGGTTGCAAAACAGGTACACGCCATGCGCGTGTATCGGGCGATCTTCGCCATGCGCGACGGCACCACGCCTGACGGCATACCGCTGCCTAACGTCGAGAATCTGAAGTTCAACGCCGCTGATCTGGCTGAGAACTACGGCACCAATGCTCGCGGCGATGACAAGAAAATCATCAAGAACCCGCTGGTGGCGCGACTGCGTGAATTGGGGCTAGTGGCATCCGGTCAGAAGCAGTACGAGCTTGACCAGAAAACCGGCAAGCCGATCACCCGCAATGGCAAGAAAGTGCGCCTGCCAGACTTGGGGATGCGGCTTGAGGACGTGGCGCGTGTGACTGGCTACAACACCGCCGATGAGATGGTCGAGGAACTGGCATCGTCGCCGGATATGAACGAGGCCATCAAGGCCGAGACTGAGCGCCGGATGCGGGTTGAACACCCGGACGTGATCTATGACGGCACGCTGGCTATGGAGGCGGTAGAGGAAGTCACGTCCGGCGAGACAGGACTTGCCATCGCACTTGCCGAGCAGCGTGCAATGCGGGCTGTCGCCGCCATACAGCGGAAGGCGGAAGCGGTTGCGGATCGCAAGGCGCGGAATGCGGAGAAAAGCGCAGGCCCGCCGATCACGCTGGCAATAGCGCGGCAGTACGCTAAGAGCGTGCTGTGGAACAAGCCCATCGGCCAGATCAAGCCTGAGCAGTATCGGAAGATAGCTCGGGCGGCTGCGCTAAAGGCGATTGATGCGGTCAAGGCGAAGGACTTTGCGGCTGCGGTCAAGCACAAGCGCACGGAGATTTTGAACATCGCGCTGTATACCGAAGCGCGGAAGATAGAGAAGTCTGTCACCACCAAGCGCAATCAGATGCTGGCGCTAACCAGCGTTCGTATGCGGCAGGTCATCGGCAGGGCTGGCGAGGGCTACTTGGAGCAGATTGAGGCTCTGCTGGCTCAGGTGGAGATGAAGAAAATATCTGACGTTCGCCGCCGCCAGATCATGCCGTTGCAGGCATTCGTGCAGGCGCTACAGGCTGAGTTCAAGGACGGCGAGATAGACCCGACCAGCGTTGGTCATATCCCGCCCAAGCTGTCCGAGTTTGTAATGAGCGGCGCGAAGCCATATCAGGAGATGACGGTCGCTGAGTTTAACGCGCTGCACGACGATGTGATCCAGTTGGCGACACTGGCACGCGGAATCAACAAGCTGCTCGATGACAAGGCCAAGCAGACCTTGAGCGAAGGACAAGAGGCGCTGGCTGGCGCTGTCCGTGACAATGCCAGGGATGGTCGGCAAGCGATCACTCACAACGAGATGCGCCTTCCACAGCATAAGTTGATGCGCGGATTGCGATGGTTTGCGGCTCACCATCGCAACTTTGCCAGCCATGTGCGTGAGGTATTTGACGGACTGAAGGATAACGGCGTCGGCTTCAAGCTGCTGCTGAAGGGATTGCAGAAGGCCGGTGACACGCAGGCCAAGATGCACCGAGACGCAACACTGGCGCTCGGTAAGGCTGCGAAGATATACAACAAGCGCGAACGGCTGATGATGACTCGGAACCCGAAGATTGTGCCGGGGACCAACATCGCCCTGACTCATATGGGGCGGCTGATGTTCACGCTCAATCTCGGCAATGCCGACAATACCAACAAGATGATGCAGGCTGGGTTTGCCACTCGGACGGCGACCGATGCGCGTGGCAACAAGGTTCCAATCCCGATCACAAAGGCTGAAGTGCGGGCCATTCTGGATACGTTGACCGCGAAGGACGTTAAGTTTCTCAACAACATATGGGCGCAGATTGACTCCTACTACGACGCTGTTGCTGAGAAAGAGAAGAAGATTCGCGGGATCGCCGCGCCTCGGGTTGTGGCAACACCGTTCGATGTCAAGGCGGGACATCTGACAGGCGGGTACCTGCCTATCGAGGGCGAGCAGCGGGCTTCGGTGTCGTTCCGTAACCAGTTGTCGCAGAGTGCCGAGCGGCTGATGAGCGAAGGTGGCGGGCAAATCCTGCCGTCACGGGACTTCACCCATGAGCGGCAGGCAAAAGCCAAGCACCCGCCATTCCGTCTGGACTTCTCTGTGGTCACTCAGCATATCGCGGAAGTTACCCACTACCTGTCGTACTACGAGTACGTCATGGACACCGCCAGACTGCTCGGCGCTGACAATGTGCGGAACTCCGTGGTGGACGTGTACGGCGACCAGGTGTACGGCGAGATGCGTAACGCGCTGAAGCGGGTTGCTGCCGGTCATATCCAGCAAAGCGACGGCATGGCTGGAATGGCGGCACGGTGGCGCGTTGGAGCGTCGGCTGGCGGTATGGCGCTGAACATGCTGACGGCTATTGTGCAGTTGCTTGGCGTCATCCCAGCGATGACCCGTGTTGGGCCAATGTGGATCGCTAAGGGGTTCGTTTCGGCAATGGCCGGTGGTCACGGGCAGATATTCCGTACCCGTGGGTGGATTCGTAGCCAGTCGCAGTTCATGGCAAACCGCAAGGACGTAATGAACCGAGAAATGGCTGAACTGAATGACCGGCACTTTTCAACGTCACTAGCAGAAACGGCGTTCAAGACGGCAGGCGCGTCATTCTTTTGGCTGATCGCGCAGATGCAGTCCCTGACAGACACGGTTATCTGGATGGGCGCGTATGAGAAGGCGCTGGCCGAGAAGAAAGACGGTGGCATGGGTGCAGAGTCCCATGAGGACGCGGTGCTGCTGGCAGACCGCACAATCAGGGACACGCAGGGTAGCGGCCAGATAGGCGACCTGAGCGGCATGATGTCTGGCGGGCAGGTACAGCGCCTGTTCACGACCTTCTACAGCTACATGAACCAGATGCAGATGCTGTCGGCAGAGACTATTGCTATGGCTCGGCAGATGGGCGGGGCCGGTGGGGCGGCATATGCCTTTGCCAGCTTGGCGCTGATCGTCGTGGTGCCTGTTGTGCTGCAAGAGGCGATCTATGCGGCACTGCGGGGTGATTGGGATGACGACGAGCCGGAGGAAATAGCTACCAAGTTGGCGCGGTCAACACTGGCGGCTGGCATGGGCCTATTCGTCGGCGCTCGGGAGGTCAGCGGGGCGGTTGAGGGCTTCCACCAGTACAGCGGTCCAGCAGGCATGGGGCCAGTTGCCGGGGCGGTTACGCTGGTCGGGCAAGCGCAGCAAGGCGAAATGGACCGTGCCTTCTGGAAGGCTGCACTGACAACCGCCAGCGGCGTCCAGCCGATCCCGACAACACAGATCATGCGCCTATACGACGCTGTTGAGCAGGATCAATACAACCAAGTGCGCCCCGCATGGATGGTGGCGGCATTTGGCAAACCGGCCAAGTGAGGAAAAATGATGCATTGCATAGATATATTTGGTAGCTTCTACAGGGCGATACAGGGGATTCGGCATGACGGTTGAAACGGAAGTCTCTACTTGGGAGTTCAGTGGCAACGGCGTCACGACCGCTTTCGCCATCCCAGCGCGGTTTCTGGCCGATTCTGACCTTGTTGTGTCGTCTATTGACTCTAACGGGTCAGAGTCTATTAGGACGCTCGCAACGCATTATACGGTCTCTGGCGCGGGGGCTGAGAATGGCGGCACTGTCACATTCCTGACAGCTCCGGCGTCGAATACGACCATCCTAGTGCGGCGGGTGCTGGATATAACGCAGCCGACAGACATCCGTAATCAAGGGCGGTTCCTCGCCACCATCCATGAGGATGTATTTGACCGGCTGACAATGATCGAGCAGCAGCAGGAAGAAGTGCTGAATCGGTCGTTGCGAATGTCCCACCTTGAAGATGTCATTGATCCGATCCCGGCTGGGTCAAGCACCTATGACAAGTTCCTCTACCGGGACTCTGCTGGCGACATAACGTGGGTTAGCGGCACACCATCCGACCCGATAACCGTCAGGACAACCATCGGCTATCCGACATCCGGAGATACCGCGCTTGCCACTGGCTACACCTATACGCCTGGTAGCAACGACTTGTCCCTGTACCTGAATGGCGTCAAGCAGGTCGTCGGGGTGGACTACACGGAGACGGACGAGAACACCGTCACACTGACTGTCCCAGCAACGACTGGCGACATATATGAGATTGATATTGGCACGATACGCGACGTAACAATGCTGCGCCCAAACAAGGTAGTGGCAGAGATAACAGCGACCACTGGGCAAACGGCAATCACCGTCCCGGCTTACAGCATCAACAACGACGAGATTGAGGTTTTCTTCAATGGCGCACTGCTGTCAAGCACCGACTATGTAGAGACAAACAGCACAACGGTAACTCTAACAGCGCCATGTGTTGCGGGTGACTTGATCCGGGTATTGATCGGGCAAGGCTATGACGTAGCTACGCCAGAGTTGACGGCTACTGACATTGGCAGGCTGCTCTACCCGCAGACGGCGGCTGAGATTGCCGCTGGCGTTACGCCTACGGACTACGGCTACGCGCCGGGTGACGTAAGGCGGTACGGGGCTGATACGACCGCGACAGCCGCGGTCAACGACACGGCCATTCAGGCGGCGCTGGACGCCAACGGCACGATTGAGTTGTGGGAGATCTACCCGATCAACGCCGCGCTGTCGATGAACGACTACAACTTCATAAATGGCCGTGGGCGGAACAGTGGGCTGGCGGCATCGCACGCGGGCGCTGTCCTTAAGGGCAAGTCGGTCACCACCTACGCCACGACCAACGTCCGGCGGTACAGCGGCGGCGGTCGTGATTTCACGATCACCGGCCCCGGTGTTGGAGTTGCCGGAAGCCTCGCGCTGGATATGCGCGGCTGCACGATGTTCAAGTGGTGGGGGCTGTTGGTTTCCGGGGTGGAGACCGGCGTCAAGCAGGGCGACGGTTACGCCACGTTCTACAACGAGTACCACGGCTGCGACCTAAACGGCGTCGGTACAGGTTACAACAACACCACGCTCGGCAATGAGAACAAGGTGTTTGGAGGGCGCGTAAATGACTGCGTGACCGGCACCATTGACGATGATAATTCATGCAACACTTACATCGGTCTAGCTATCGAGGCGTTTACCACGACGGGTCACAGCGTCTCGCCCACCGCCGCATCCCTGCTCACTCGGTTCATCGGGTCTCGCTTGGAGAACTTACCCACGGTTGGCACTGGCATCCTAATCGGAGCGACCGCGCAGGACACGCTGATCGAGTCCGTGTACTTCACTGGCCTGGCCGCCGACATCACGGACGCCGGTCTCCGCACGTCGGTACTTCTACCCAGAGGGGCGGCAGCTACGCCTTACCTCCAGTTCAACGGCGGAACTGGCATCAGCAAGATTCTGAAAGTGGCCGTTGTCCATGACGTGGCCTCGCTGGCTTCAGCGACATTCCGTCAAGAGGGGCCGATCACGGTCACGGGTGCCGCCGTTGGGGATGCAGTAACAGTCACTCTCCCGGCTGCATGGCCTAACAACATTATCGTTGGGGTGCCGATTATCTCAGCGACTGACACGGTTTACCTTCCGATTTATAACCCGTCCGTTGGGGCTGTTGATCCAGCTTCAGGGACGTTTGTTTTCAATGTTATGAAGTTCACTTAACAGCGGATGATGCCCTGATGTTGTTGAGCAATGGGACCAACTGGTACGAAGTCAGCAGGAGCGTCAACTAAATGACCACCATCAATTACCAACCAAAGGACACCCAAAATGGAAATCACACTCTGGTCCCCCTGCGTCACGGTCACGCCGTCAGACAGCACCGTGTACGATCCGCTGTTGCGGGGTATTCACTGCGGCGCTGCTGGCAATGTGACCTTCGTTGACAAGGCTGACGTATCGCATGTTTTTGTTGCAACGGCAGGCGCGTTCTTGCCCGCGTATGTCAAAAAGGTGATGTCAACCGGAACGACGCCGAATATGTCCCTGCTGTCAGGACGCTAACATGACAAATGCAAGGTCAACGGGGCGGATCGGACGGGTTGATCGCGGGCAGTCCTATGGGCTTTCCGAAGCATTCACCGCCTCCGACACGCTGACCACTGCCGAGTCTGGCAAGCACTGCACCAACATCGGCGCGGTGATTCCCGTCACTCTCACCGCCCCTGCCAGCCCTGTGCTTTACGACGAGTACACGCTTGAGCGGGTGGCTGGTTACGCCTTCCGGTTCAAGCCGGGTGCGGGTCACACGGTCAACGGTGGCACGGCTGACAAGTACGTTGAGCTGGCCGCTACCGGGGGGCTGACGTTCAAGTACATCCGTGCGGGCGCGTGGGTGATCGTCAACGAGTCGGCAGCTTGGAACTTTGAGCCATGATCGGTCTAGGGATTAACCTGTGGCGGCGCGGCGGCGGGGGCTTCCAATACCCGATGGGCGTGTTCGACGGTGATTATCTCTGGAACGATCCAGATACGAATACAGCGTGGACAGCATCTGACACGACGAGCTGCACGCTGGTCTGTGAGATACGGACCCCAGCACTCCCTACGGGCGCTGACTGGACGCTGGTGGGGGTAGGGGCGGTGGCCGGCGCACCGCACCCGAAGGCGTTTTTGAAGGTCACATCAGCGGGCGAGGTGTATGTCTTTGTTGCGAACAGCTCAATCACATGGCCCCTATACACCGGCATCACGACCGACGCCGCGCTCGTGCCTGACACGAGGTACATGATCCACGCAGTCGTTGACACCACGGCCACCGGGGATGAGATCCGCGTATGGGTGAACGGCGTCGAGAAAACAGTTACGGTAACGGTAGATCAGGGACTTGGTAGCGACGTATTAGACTGGTCAAGCACCGCCCCCGCCACGCTTTCGGGCGGTCGCCGCGGCTCGGTTGGCATTCAGGTCAGCGCCTTCGGTTCGGGCGGGTCAGTCGTTACCGCATCTAGGGTCGGCTACATCGACGGCGGGTCGGGGGACGTTCCTGTCGAGATCGGGCTTGCCTTTTTCAGCACGGCGGCGATTACTGATCCAGCGGAGTTTTATGGGCCGGTCGGTGTTGATCTGTCGGCATATGCAGCAACAGTGCCTATGCTCCTCGGGCACACGGAGACGTATGACGTTGCCGCATGGGCGGCTGGTCGGAACGACGGCACCGGCCCTGATCTGACGGTGGCCCCATGACGATCTCTACCACAGCTAGACTCACTGGCCCGAGGCGGATGATCGGGTTCTTTTCCGGGGACCCGCAGCCCACGTCAGTCAAGATTGTGCTTGCGAGTTTTACTGACGCGGCTATCACTGTGTCGGTTTATTCCAATGCTGCCAGAACCACGCTGGTTACTACCGTGACGGTCAATGCGTCTGCCGGGGCCGCCCCGAAGCTCGCCAAGTATTGCGATGACCGCGCCAGCTCAGCCCTTGATCCCGGCCCGGACGTATCTGGTGTGACATACCTCTGCTGGGTCGGCTCGACGACGATCACGGGCCTGTCGGCAAATACCCGGTACTTCCTCAAACTGGTACAGGTGCAGGGTGGTAGCACTATCACTGAAACAGATGCATCAACCTGCACGGCCCCTGCTGCTGGCACGGATTTCTCGGTCTACTTTGCCAACTGCGATAACTCCCACGCTTTCGATTATGTGGAGGGCGGCGGCGGGTGGAAAACGATTGCGCAAGACATTGTGCGCGGATATACGCAGTGCAAGTATCTCGTCTGGGCAGATGACATTGGTTACACCGATTGGCTGCGCACGACAGATATATCTGGCGGAACGGACGCAGTCACTGGCAAGAACATATCCGCAAAGCCGATCTTCGATCCGATCGCGTACAACTACGGCTATTTGTATCTGGTACTGCTCGGCATGATGGGCCAGAACGCCACGTCAGAGCTGGCGTGGGGGGCTGACCGCAATCGCATGTTCTGTATGCGCAACATGCCGATTGCGTGGCAGTGGGGCGATCATGAGTTCAACAACGATTGCGGCCACTGGTCAGGCGCTCTGTACGTTGGTACAGGGAGCGTTCCAGGGTCTACTGCTGCGCAGGCAACCCCGTGGTACACGCCGGGGAAGACTGCATGGGATACGTTGATCGGGCTGGCGAACCCTACGCCGACAATCAAATCTGCGGATACCGCAGCGAATCACTGGGCATGGTCTCTTGGCGATCTGCTGATTCTGTGTCCGGACTCGATTACGAACGGGTCTGGGTGCCCGGTGATGGATGGGGTTCCCATACTTGCTGACACGCTGCTCGGAGTCGGGCAGATTACCGATCTGCTGAACGCGGCGAACACGACGCACCCATTCAAGTGCTTTGTCCTGCCAACCTTTGATTTTCAGTCGTGGGAGACCATCACTGATGACGGTCTCGGTCACGGCAACGGAGCGTGCGGGACGCATATCCCGCTGCAAGAGTCTTCACCGCAGGACTATGACCAACTGGTCTGGTCGGTCGGTGCCACACCAAAGTCACTGATGGACAACCCGAAGACCAACGGCACCGAAGGCGTGCTGGTGCTGATGCACGGGGACATTCACCGATCATCGGTAGACCAGTACCACGGCAACAAGGCACGGACGGGGATGACTGGTCTGGTCGGGTCGTGGGTCAATGTCCACTACGGATGCACGGGAGGGCAGGACAATATCGCCGTGGCCGAGGGGGTGCTATCGCTGTGGGATGCTCCAGCCGGAGATGATGGTCTTGTGTGCTTGTGGTATCCCGCGTTGCAGACGGCGTGGCCAGACGGGGAGACAGCCCCAACTGCGCTTAATAACTTCCCGAGCTACGGGCGCATTGATGTGAGCGGCAGTCTTCCAACCAAAGAAATCAACGTCCGACTGTTCCAGCGCAGCGATGAAACGAACGCGCATGTGCCTGAAGTGTGGTCGGGAGTCTTTCAAGTCGGCAGCAACTTGCCAATATGACGCGCCCGTCTTCACTGTTTTTGAGGGTTTGACATGAGACTGAAAGCATTAGCCGAACACAACCGCGTTGTCCGGCTTGAGGATTGGACGGGGCTGGACTACACCGGGCAGACGGATATGTCCACCATCGTCCAGCAGTGGCAGGATCAGGCGTTTGCTGCCGGTCGTGTTGCGATGGCTCCGGCTGGCATATTTGGGCTGTCAACGAAGGTGATCTTCCGCGCCCCGACTGAAGGGGCAGGTGGGCAACGATTCGGGCAACAGTCACTGACGCCGACCACGGGAGCAGTCCCGTATACCTGTTTCAAGAATCTCGCGATCAACGACAACTCGTGGATGATCGACGTTGAAACGGTCGATAACTCACGGATGCAGGGATTCCTAAAGGGGTTCCGCGTTCACGCGGGCGGATTGAATGTTTCCTTGATGCGGGTGCTTGGTGTTGAGGCAGTAACTGATGTCGGCGTCGGTCACTTCTCGTTTGAGAAGTTCCTTTGGGACGATATTTGTGCCTATGGTGGTTGGGTAAACCTGGAGCATTACGGCTACGGTGGAGCAATCCGTGGCGTCTACTCACGAGCCGCTAGACTGTCAGCATTCAGGGCGTATCTGTGTAACGCACTCCGGGTTGAAGGTGGCTGGTTCGGCGTAGCGAACAGTACCGCATGGGAATTTGAAGTGTTCGGGCGTCAGGCGTATGACAATGTTGAATCCTCGCACGGAATCACATTCAATCAGACTGTGTTCCAGTCTGAAGATGCGTCGAATGCAGGAAACGGGTTGCGAATATCAGAGGGCGTTAGAGAGGTAAGGATAAACGCTTATTTTGAGTCGCATAAGGTTGTTGCAGGTGGCGGCGGAATTGCTTTGATGGTCGGGTGTAATAGAGCTGGGCACCCTTCCCCTGAGATACCGATAGAGGTTGATATTGCCGATCCAACAAAGGACGCGCCTACCAATGACCCAAGATACGCAGCGAGGCATATAGACCTGTCTGGATGTACTGGCGGCTATGCGGGGGGGACGGTTTCCCCTACGCAGGGAAGTCGTTTTGTATTCGGTAATGTTCGCGGTATAACTTGGGGAACGCATGGGCTTGGTGGTCGTTGGGCGGAGTATTCAAAACACACTCACGATATTCGTGACTACCCACTTTCTAATACAACGCAATACTCTACGTCACTCTCCGGTGTGGGTGGGACGACAACAGACGACACCGTAGCTGCTGGCATAGATGTAATACCAGTTGTGGCTACAACCATGTTCGGTGTCGGAGAGGTTGTCTATGTAAACCTTGTTGATATTTCGGGCAGATACAATGTTCACGAAAGTACGGTAAGCGCGATTGATCCCGGTGTATCAATCACTATCGCTGATGTGATACCGACTGGCAGATCAGTCGCATCGGGGGCACTGGTTAGTCGGAACAAGCTCGACAGAATAGCAACAGGACTCGGAGTTGCTGATGAATTGAACCGTGGAGGAGAGGCGGCGGTTAATCTTCTGCCCGCTGGTAACTTTGTAGGGACGGTAAGTGCCGCACCTATTGCCGGGTATGTCCACGGCGTCAAGTCAAATGGCACATCAATAGGCAATGGGCGTGCGTTGATAGCAACAGACACTACTGTCAAACGACACGGTAGGCCGACACTGAAAGTGACGCGCAAGGGAACGGTAATCGGCGGAGCGCAAACCTGCCGTTTCATCCTGTATCCGCATGGCAATGAGTCCCTTGTTCAAACTGGCGTCCCGATAGTCGTGGCCGGTTGGATGCTGATGGAGGATGTGTCCCCGTATAACAGCACGGACTTTTCGTCGTCAGCTACTTATGACTTGCCGATGATTGGCCTCACTACCCATGATGGGACTACTGAAACGCATATGCTTGGGTCTGCGGCTGGATACCCCAAAGCGGGCGAGTGGTATCCGTTCCTGTACACGTTCACGATTAATGACCCAAACGTGACGAGACTTGGAATAAATTTTATGCCTTCAGCCGGATCAGGATGGAACTGGACGACTGATGCTTCAGTGTGGTTTGACTCTCTCGGCATCTTCATCAACCCGCGCAGTTATCAGGACATTATCAACGGCAACTATTCGCATCATGCGTCTGCGGGCAAGTTTGAAGGTGGTGCTTTTTATTGGAAAGCAACGCAGGCTGATGCGACGGCAACGATTGCAGATACTGAGGTCTACTTCGCAGTAGGCGATACCGTCGAATACACCGATCCCGTCTTAGGCGGCGTCAAGGGCAAGGTCTGCACCACGGCAGGCGCAGGCGGGACGGCAGTGTTCAGAGACTTCGGTGTGATCGCGTAATGGCTAACCCCATCCTAGACTCGCACTACCCCACGACGAGTAACGCGATACTCACGTCGCAGGGCTGGCCTGATGGCTCGTCAACGAATAGTGTGCTGGCAAGTCACGATGCGGATTACCCTGATCCTGGCGGTGGTGGCTTCACCGCAGTCCTGAACGCCGGCACGGGGGAGTTGGTCATTACCGGCACCGGGTTTGGCACGAAGTCTCCGGCTGCGCCGTTGTGGTTCAGTGACTTCTCGGGTGCGACGGTTGACTCGCCAGATGCCATCACGTCAGGCGGATTCGACGAACACGATCACTCAATCACCGCTGACTTTCCTGCGCTGGTTTATAAAAACGGTGAGGGGGTTGGCGGAGGCCGGTCGCTGCGAGTAACGAAAACGACGAACTACAACAACTTCCACCACACTGAAAAGCACTTCACGCAGACGCAAGAGCTGTTCATGTCGTCGTGGAACAGGTTTACCTACGTCAGCGGCAGCGGTACGTTGCAGGTCAAGGGGCATAGAGCTGGGCCTAGAGACGACCCCTCGGACCCGACGACGAACTACTACGATAATGGCAGGAGCGCCGGTCGCTTTGCGACGAGTTACTGGCTGGATGGTAGCGGGGATTTGTACCGTCTGAATGTAGACGTACTCCCCGGTGAGCCGGGGTGGACTAACGATTTTGAAATACCTACCGTCCCGAATCGCGCCGCGGGTAATCACATTAACTTTGAATCGTACTACCGCTACAACACCATATCGCCGGGCGTCCTCGCAGATGGCGTAACGACGCATACGATTAACGGCCTGACTGTGCTTAACCGCACTACTCGGACGGGGCGAGTTGACGCAGTAACCCCACCTGAGGGGATTGAGTATTGGCAGGTATCTCCGGGGCTTGATGAGTACGCTGTTGTGGTTGTTCAGGATTTGAGCCGCCCCTACATCGACAACACCCGCAAGCGCGTATTCCTCGGTAACGCGGCGACGCTCGGAGCCTGTACTGGTCGGTTCATCCTCCCGCCGACAGACTGGAGCGATACGCAAATCGTCTGCTCCCACGCCACGAACATCCCATCTGGCTATGACTGGGTGTACGTGATGGATGAGAACGATGCTGAGATCGCCAGCGGGGCGCGCACATGAGCAACTACTTCCACAACCTGCGCCTCTGGCTAACCGGCTTCGGCAAGCTCAGCTCGATCGGCTACAAACCCGGCTGGAACCCGTGGGTGTTCTCCCCCGTCTACTTGCTCGACTGCGGCCTGAATGTCTTAACAGGCGGGGCAGTCTGCCCGCTGTCGCGGCGATTCCAAGATCACCGCTCCGGCTGGGTCTGGGACAAGATCCTCGACATCATCGAGGCCTTCGACAAATACCACGGCCTTTCCGCTGGCCCGCCTTTGTTCGGGTCAGTCGAGTGCAGTAAACGAGTGCAGATATTCGTGACAACGGCGTGGCTTGCTGCGCTTTTCCTTTGGCAATAAAAATGGAAACCCAACTGGTGAGGCACGATGGATGAAGGATTCAGTTTCCGTGAGGCGGCGACTTGGGCTATCTCAACGCTGGCGATTGCAGTGAGTGCGCTGAGTGCGAAGGTGTGGAAGGGGCACGAGGAAAGGGTGGGAACGTTGGAAGCAGCACACAACCAACACGTCCACGACCTGACGCAGCACGCGGTGGCTGACGCTGGTGCCCACGACAGGATCAAAGAGCATCTGGCCGATGAGATAAGCAAGCTGAACGACAAGATAGACGCAAAGACTGACGCGCTCAGTACCCAGATCACGACGCAGCACGGGTCGCTAAGTGGGCAGATATTTGAGGTCATGAAACTCATCAAGGGGGGCAAATGAAATACGACAAATGGCTAATGGCGCTCATCATGCTCGGGGCACTGGCGCTGTTCCTGATTGCCGGGAGTGCGTTTGCTGGCACGGCAACAGTTAGCCTGACACCGCCCACGCTGCGCACAGACGGCAGCACGATCACCGGGGCGCTGACGTACCGGTATGACATTGGCACCTGCCCCAGCGTCTCCACAGTCACGGCTACGCAGACCACGGCAGCTTGCGGGGAGTCGTCATGAACACCGAAAACCGACCGAATATCATCACCATCGGACTGCTCGGCGGGGCCATCGCCCAGCTTGTGTGTTTCGCGTGGAACAATCTCGCCCCCGTCCAGCTTGGGGCGGGTGAGGCGGCGGCGGTGGCGACACTGCTCACGGCGGCTCTGCAATGGCTCGACCGGGCCAGTAAGCGGTCAACCGATCACGTCATAACCAAGTACACGGCGATTGACTGATGTGGCCCTTGCCCGCTGTATCGAGCCGCTTGGTTATCGCTGCCGCGATCCTGAGCCTTGCATTCGCTGTCGGATGGTCTGTGAATGGCTGGCGGCTGGGCAGGCAGATAGACCAGATCAAGCTGGACGCGGCACAGACGCAACTGAGCGGCTACAAGGCGGCCATGAGCGCGCTGGAAGCCCAGAGGGGGCGGTCAGCCGAGATAGTGGCTCAGGCGACCGCTGAGGCGGGCAGGCTGCGTCAGGCGCTCGCTACCCAGCGGGCCAAGTACAACCAGGCCGTGAAGGAGGAACCCGAATGCTCAGAACAAGCCTCGCAGCCGCTGCGCTGTCCTCCTGCTTGGTAGGCTGCTGTACGACTGAGACCGTCACGGTGACTGTCCCTATCCCGTCAGCACTGACCGCGCCATGTCTACATGACGCCGACCCGCAGACTGTCGGGGATCTTTACACGGCCTACGGGGATGCTAGGCAGGCTTTGGGCGAGTGTGACGACCGGATGAGCCGGATCAGGGCGCTCGATGTTCAAGCTCAGTAAACGCAGCCTGAAGGCGCTGGAAGGCGTCCACCCTGACTTGGTTGCGGTGGTGAAACGCGCCATCCAGATCACGCCAATAGACTTCGTGGTGATCGAAGGGCTACGTACCATCGAGCGCCAGCGGGAACTGTTCAAAGCCGGGGCCAGTCGGACGATGCGCAGTCGCCACCTGACCGGACATGCCGTAGACCTCGCTGTGTGGCTCGGTACGGTGCGATGGGAGCAGCCCCTATACGCTGACCTTGCCGTGGCTGTTAAAGCCGCAGCGAAGGAACTGGGCGTTCCTATCGAATGGGGGTGGGACTTGTGGG